CTTTTTCTGGACATTCAGTATCTTTTCTTATCTAGTTGTTGACGGTATTGTTCCCCGGAGCGCTTTTATTAATTCGCTTTAGAACCTCTTTCCATCCGTCCGAAGTCTTGGAGAGGGTCGAGCCTTGTTGAGATACCAGAGAAGGGGCACTAATCCATACCCGTTCCCAGTCATCCCCAAGCTCTTTCACAAACTCATCATATTCCGAAGATGGTACGAAAGGTTCGATGATCTCTTCGGTTGTCTTATTTTTAAAATGATACATTGGCATTAGTAAGTTTCCCATCTGGGGCCGGTTGGCTCCCCTATTACTTTCACCATGACACCGGGAGTGAGTGTATTCACATCAAACCCACTATGGCCATTACCATAGGTCAGAGTATATTTTTCGGTGAAGTCGATGATCGTTGAGTTTTCTATCTTACGAACAAAGCCTCGGTCAAAATGCATCTGTCTTGCATCGTCAACATGCTCTGCGACAATGTACACACGATCTCTGGCCCTGTTGATACAACGATATAATCTCATGACAAATATCCTATTTGAATTTCAAAGTGACATCAAATCCACGACCCTTCACTATGACATTAAGTTCGTCCAGTGAGATAGGAACGTGGTCAAGCTGTTCACAACTTATGTTAATGTAACGCATGTCTGGTTCATTGTCAACTGTCCGTATGGTGTTGGTATGAAGATGACCATGGACATTCACCTTCCAACGCTCAAGACAATCAGGGTGTACCGGTACGTGAGTGAGAACTCCACCGTACATTGCCCGAACACCATAGACCTTTTCGAAGTGCTTGTTGATTTCATGATGATGGATATCATGATTACCACCAATAAGTCGCTTATGACCATTCAGGCGGGGCAGGACATCGAAACCTGTCTTGTTGATAACAATGTCACCCAGATGATAAACATGGTCTTGTGGACGAACCACAGAGTTCCATTGCTTAACCTGATATTCGGTCATGTCTTCGACACATGCAAAATCCCGAACCTTGTTACCGTCATAGTCGGTAAACTTCAGCATGTTTGCATGGTGGAAATGTGTGTCGGATATAAAAAATGTATTAGCCATGGGAAACTTGTACCATATATTAGTTAGGGAGTCAAGCCCACCTAATGTCTGTGAGCCGGTTTATATCATCATAAAACTGTTCGAGTTCAGTTTGCATATACTCTCGTTTCAGTCGAGTTTTTGCAGCCATTGTGGTTTGACCCTTTTTGGTTAATCGAATTTCTTTATAACGAAGCTTATTGATATCTTGACGTAGGCGCTGTTCTTGTGTTGGTGGTAACATGTTTGTTAAACCTTCTGAAATAGAAACACCGCAAACCTCCTTAAAAGGTTCACGGTGTTCAAGAATTGGAGTAGCTACGTACAAGTTTCCCATACGTTTATTTAGTCTTTGATGACTTGCGGAAACACCCTTTTAAGCACATCGTGAGAGATGTCGTACGGGAAGGACTTATTCATCATGTTGATAAGCAGCAGAGCATCGGTTGGATGAATACCTTCCATGATGTTTTTCATCATGCGGGTGCGGGTGGTGAGTGTATTGGTCCCCGATGCAGACATGGCGATCATGTTATCGACCTTGCGAAGTGACGTAGGATATGACCAATCTGTCGAAGGTGAATATTGCATATCCTCAGGCAAGTCCCAATTGATATCATTGTCAAATGTGCCTCGGATATAGCCCTCAAGACCCTTTGAATAGTTGTTGCGCAGAAATAGCACCTTCGCGTTGTCGTCGGGCAGGGCAGCACATTGCGAAAGAACTTCGAAAATCTCTTTCGGTACGGTATGTAGAATCTTATTCATATGTTTTCACCTATTTGTGCCCATGAGCCAGTCTCAGGGTCTAGAATTATTGCGGAGATGTTGTCTCGCTCAACCGTCATAAGAGTGTCCTCGTCAAGCATAAGACGCTCGATTTCAACCAAGTCAGTCACCTGTTTCGAATCTTGGAGCGTGAACTCATTGACGAATTGAGAGTTAAGAATATATTTCATTCGAGTTCGTCCCGAATTTTCATATATTCATCATATGTCATGGAATTTCCTGTGGAAGTTTGTTCAACAACAAACTCATATTTATCGTCTATAATTTCCGAAGACACTATAAAGTCTTTAGGGGAAGTCTCCATAGCCTTTACGAACATATCCTTTTCAAGTTCAGTCATCGGAAATCTCCTACCATATCTTTAAAGTTCACGTTTTTATTGATGAAATACTCCAACGGGGTTCCGATAGTAATTGAATTGCTCTTCTCATACCCGTCAAGAATGCCATTAACGATCTCATCGGGAATATGACTAAGTGAAATCAATTTGAGATTTCTTTTCAATCGTCTGATTGTGTCGGCATCCATATTACCGGTGAGTAAAGTTGAACTGTCTTCCGATATGAAATCGGCCAGAACCTTTTTGGTAATAGACTTCTGCCGGATGCGATCAGACAAGCAGTTATCCTCAGACAGGATGTTGGGAATGCCGTCACCGACATCTCCTCGGATCAGATGTTCGAATGCATACCTACGGGCATCTTCTGCATAGACCCTAGTCTTTGTGATCGGATCGTACTGATAAACATTCGGTCGCCCATGGAGCTGGATGAAGTCTTTATCCCTAGACACTATCATGATAGGGTCTGCTGGATTGTGATGCACCAAGGTTCCAATGATGTCATCAGCTTCAGTATTAGGTTGCCTGATCACCAGCCATGGAATATGCGCATCGATCTCGTCCAGAACGGTATTGACTGATTCCCACATAGACGCATAGTCAATACCATCATTGGCTCTAGTCTCTCGACGTCTGGCCTTGTACTGCGGGAACACATCACGCCGCCATGAGCCATTGTCACAGCATATTACCATGGTTCCATGATTCGGGAACTTAACCCTGATCTCCCGTAGGGCAGCCAGAATAACATGTCTGGTTTCGTCCAGAGACATTGGTTGGGGAGTTTCGGAGTGGACGATTCGACTGAATACCACTCCACTGAAATCAACTAAAATCATAATATTCGCTTTCCTATGTGTCCTTGAGTGCCTTTGCTAGCTCAGGATCAATATACATAATTTCGATATCATCGATATCATTTACTATATCTGCGGCTTCTGGAATTGATTCGGCATTATTCCTAGAATATACAGGATCAGTGAATATCATCTGCCCACCAAATCTCATCATTATGTTTCCCGAATGAAGGTCTGCTTCAACGCCTCTGGTTATGCCAGCCCATTCGCCAACCTTATCATATTCCCGAATAAATTTACCATACTTCTTCTTGTACTTATCCGGTATGTCATTCCAAATGGTGTCGTTGTTCCATAGAAGTCTGATCAGGTTAATTCGTTCGGAATTAAGTGGCTTCAACTTCTCCATGATCGTAACGGTGTTTCGACCACCACCATATCTAAATGAGATATAGATTTTCGGAGTTGATACGATAGCTGGCCACTGACTTCGTTCGGCAGGGTTTGTGACAAACTTAATCCATCTCTCATATGCTGGATCGGGTTTGTGTGTCACTCGTATCGCATATTTGTTGGCAGTATAGACCACAGCAAATCCACTAGTATCACTGACCAGCTTGGCACCCTTGAAGGCTTCCTCAACAAAGCCTGTGATAAACTTCTGCATCTTAACCTGTCTGCCTGCGAGATTAGATTTCATACTTATCCCTGAGACGTCAGGAGGGGCCGCTGAGAGCCGTTTGGCTGCTTTGATGGCCTTGGGTAGGTCTTCCTTTAAAAACTCGATAAAACTATGCATTTTTTCGCTCTAATGGTTTTGATGTCGCCACGAAATGATGCCGTTCGGCATCACTATGGGATATCATATGGCTACGGTATTTGGAGTCGTCACCAGTAACCTCGTCAAACGTGATAGGATTGTCGCTAATAGAATACATATGATTTACGACATGGTTCAGCTTTTCTTTCCACATAAACGAGGCTTGTTTCGACTGCTCGTTAGATGCCACGATGTTATAATGATGGGTGAGCATCTTGTAGATCGAAACGGCAATCCCTTGTCTGAGGAATTCTTTCCTGACTAGGGGTAAATATACTGATGCGAACGGAAGTCCATTGGGTTTCACGACATGTCTTAGATGCTGGCCTTCGAATTGTGTAATCCGGCCTACAAATATAATCGCCTCTTGTTTGTGAAGAAGATGAAGCGGATTGGCTCCCTCATATTCAGGACCGAAGCCGAAAATATAATTATCAGAACGCTTGGCAGATATACGGTATACCACAACTTTGTCTGTTCGTCCAATGAATTCTGAATCTATATCATCAGAAGTTTGTCGGTCGATTTGTGTTGCAAACGAACCAGCTTCGTCATCGAAGTAGTCCCCGTGATGATATTCTGAGGCATATTCAGGATGTCCAGATGATTCTGGTATGTTTCTATCGAACACGGTCATCCCATTCTCCGGGGCTTAATCTTCTTGGGGCCGATAATAAAATCGTGTCGCTGTTCCGGTTCAAGGTGACCGGTATCGTAATTAGTAGCATGTTGTTGATAATCTTTGGCACTGCCATTGATCATTTTAAGAAATTCTATCTTCCCGAGATATCCATTGATAAGAACCGAATATGCATACGGTGCCAATCGATTTCCAATGACCTTGGCCCATACGTGTTGACTTCCGGTAGATTGCACATGGTCGGCCATAATGTAATATCTCTTGGCCATAGCTGAATATGCGAACGTGGCCAGTCCAAGTCTTGCCTTTTTAGGATGGACCTTAGGGAAGTCCATCTCGTACGCAACGTCCTGCCCAGATAGCTTGACCAAATCTCCGGCGAAATTATGATCATCCTTCTTCACAGATGAGTAGAAATATAATTTGGTGGTTTCGATATCAGTACCGATCTCATCAACAAAGCTGAAGTCTGGTCGCTTGAAATCTAAGCTAGGGTCGATCCCAAGAACAATTCTAGGCTCCTGCTTATATACGCCGACAATAACCCGCATGTGATCATTCACACCCAAGTCCTTGAACTGCACATTAGATGCATCGATCTTGGTTAGGATGCGTTCCATGTCTTCGTCAAAGCGATCCATTCTATTTGGAAAGCCAGACCCAACAGGACCAGATGACATTTCTATCATATTTTTAAATCGTTTCATCACAAGCTCCTAAATGCTTGGAGTGGATTTTAACCCCAATGAATTCGTTATAGTAGTCTTCCCGGAACAGCACCTTTCGGTCAATCTGCTCCTTCAATTCATAATACGACAATTCGCCCTTGGTGGTACAAAACCTAATGATCTCTCGGTGATAATTTTCATGACCATTTTTGGCAATAGCTTCTTCTAGTGCCTTACTTGATCCATAGTATTTCTGCCAGTCAGAAGATCGCTTGACCTTTCTGATTCGCTTAGTTCCCTTGAGAGGTTTAAGTCTAACTGTTTTCCACAGCAGCTTCTTGCCGATATATTTCTTTCCGGTCGAGAGTTCGGTGATACAGTATACGAAACCGATATGGTCCTCGTTTGCTTCAGTGAACTCGACACCATCATATGTCCAACTCATTAGGATTTAGTCGTCCATGTTGAGGATTTGATAAATCTTTCGATGTCAGACTGATCCAGAGTTTTAAATTTAGCCCTATCAGGCACATCGCCAGTATGGCCGGTTCTTAATGATATAACAAGCATTCTGAAATTAGGAAATGTGTCCAAATACCATTGGGCGGCTTTCCTCAAACCAAAATGGCTGGTTGCTTCTAGATTTGAATTGGCTTCTGGGAATCGAATGTCCACCATAACTCGAACCCAACCCTTTTCCATTACAGTGTGTAATAGCTCATCATCATAATCTCGAATTCGTCTATCTGATGGAATTTCATCGTCAGTTAAGTCAAAGCTTTCCGGGAACTCGGCAACCAACTGTGAATGGTTACTACCAATAGGCACAAGAATTACTTTTTCGGTTTTTGGATGATACCATAATCGAGAGTGTAGCCTCGATGTGCCAAGCTTAACTTCAAATCTGCTGATTTTCTCTGGGGCTGATTTTTCGGCATTAGCTTCGGCAAGATATTGGGTAAATGTTAGCATATAAAGTACCAGTTTTGATTGTTATACTACTATTTATCCTTCACAGGATTCACAGGTAGATTCTCGGGCGGCACTGATACCGGCCTTCGATCTCATGTAATACAGACTCTTGATATTATCATCCATCAAACCATACCTATGGACTCTGGAAATATGTGCCTCGTGGGCATCAGCACCAAAGAACAAATTGATTGATTGTGCCTGATCGATATATTTTTGTCTGGCACTAGCCAGTTTCAAGATTGAGTATTGATCGATCTCGAATGCGGTTTTAAAAACATCCTTCTCGTGAGGTGTCATCCAGTCAACATGTTGGACTGATCCATTGGTGTCGATGATGTTCTTTGCAAGGGCCTTGGTCCACTTTCCTCTACTTTTTGCAAAGGCTATGAATGCAGGATTGACCCGTTCCATCTCTCCGGCAGCAGTTGCCTGATTGTAAACATTCTCCACCACTGGTTCGATGCCCTGAGAAACGCCACCACAAATCAATGCCGAAGATGTGTTGGGAGCTACAGCTAGTCTATGAGTATTGCGAACTCCAAATCCTCGGCACCATTCAGGTTCTCCCATAACCTCGGCCATATATTTCGATGCCCGAAGACTTTCATCGTCAAGGTGTTTGAATATCTCAATATTGATATCAGCGGACTGTTCGAAGGGGATCATGTGTGACTGGATGTAGGTGTGATAACCTAGAAGTCCTAGCCCGAGTGCCCTACCCTTTTCGGTAGCTCGTACAGCCCGCTCAAGCCCTCTGATGTTGCGACCCAATGTGATAAATTCTTCGGCAACACAATCCAGAAAGATCGTTGCCCAGAAAACGGAATCGGTATTCTTCCATTCATCATACTTGGATGCATTCATTGACGATAGGACACATGTGAATGTGTGATCAGCATCTGAATGAAGAGTGATCTCTGTGCAGAGATTTGATGCCTTGACTGATAGGTCATGGGCGGCATACATTGGAGGGTTTTGATCGTTGACATGATCGACCTTGAATAGATATCCCTTACCGGTCACGCATTTTGTTTTCATCGCACGTTTCCATCGACGAATTGCATCTGGATCATTAGCCTCTAGCCGGGCAATGAAAGCCTTGGATACAATCCATCCGATATTTAAATCGTCAGGATTTGAATACATGTGTTCCACAATTTCAAAGAAGTCTGGGTGATCGATCTCGATATATCCAGCCCAAGCGCCCCTACGAGTATTTCCTTGGGAGACGTCACGAGATAACTGTACGAAATCCTTCAAGACTGTCAATGTGCCTGACGCATGGCCACCAGAAGCGATAGGTGCGCCTCTCGGTCTAATGTTCCCCAGATACGAAGACGTCCCGAAACCATTTTTGGTCAGGATCGCTGTTTCTAATTGAGCATCGTAGAAGCCATAGATCGAATCTTCGACATATCCACCGGAACAGGACACAGGACATCCTCTGGCTGTTCCCATATTGGCGAGTACTGGTGTTGCCAGAGCCAGCCAGCCATTCCATAGCATCTGGAAGAACTTTGATTCTGCCTGTCCTTGGATGTCTTCCGGTAGGTGTTTAGCTGCGGCCTTGGCAATTCTCTCGAACGTGGACTTTACGGTTTCGCCCGGCAGCACATATTTGCTTTGAAATAATTGATAGCCATTAGTAGTCAACCAATCGGGGGCCGTTCCGGCTTCTACTGCTAGTTTACGCTCCTCCCTGAGTTTGTCGATAATTGTCAGGTCTGAGTCATTCACCATCTTCGGGTTCCCATGTAAAGTTGTCTTCGTTCCAGTTTCTATTGTATTGATTTCCAATCCCAGTGAAAAAATCATTCATCTGATATCCATTGATCCCATCATAGAACCATTCGGCAATTGGATTGTATGTGACTTTGAATATTGATTTCATGTCGAGCTGTTTAAGGCATTCGTCGATCCGAGATTCGATAAAGTGCTGCATTTGACGCTTAGTGATGCCTTCGATATCACCTTTCTCGAAAATCATGTCAACGACTCTAAACTCGTGGTCGCGAACCTGCATGGCAGCATCAATGATTTTCTGTTCTCGGGCCTCGTGGTCACCCAATGCTCTGGAAGCCTCTAGTTCGGCCTTCAGTTGCTTGTAAAGCCATGCGCCACCCAGACAGTGTAGGTTCTCATCCCGTACGCTGAAATTAATTCCTCGTACGACATTGAGGAGCTTGTTCTTACCCTTGGATTGGAAGTGCTTCAGGAATGCGAACGAGGAATATAGGACAGCTCCCTCAACCATAGAGAAAACTGCCAAAGACAATAGATCATCATCCTCATTGTTGACATATTCATCAACAAATTCCATCCTAGCCTTGAGGTCAGGATCGTTCACATAATCTGTGTAGAATTCTTCGTTGTTGAGGTGTAGGGCTTCGTTGATTTTGTTGTAGAATGGTGCATGGACATTGATCTCAAAATATGAGAAAGAATTGGCCATTTTCTGGATGTCTGGTCTGGGGAAGGAGTTCTTGACTCGACCGCCCCAATATTCATTACCGGCAACTAGCTCATATAGGGTGAATAGCTTGAGGACCGTAATCACCCCATGGCGCTCAGAATCGGTAAAGTTGACCATGATGTCCTGAACATCTTTTTCGACTTCAATTTCATCTGAGGTCCAGAACACATCATTCTGAGACTTGGCCATTTCGACCGGGGCCTTATAGTCGAACACATACGCCTCTTTGGGTATGTACATCTGAGGTCCGAGAATAATCGGAGACTCGATCAAATTATCATAGCCTCCAATATGAACTTCCTCACCATCACATGTTGCATAAATCTGGGGAACACTTGAAGTTCCCGTATCGCGATAGAAGTCCTTGCGAAGTTCATCATCACTAAGGTCATGGGTTGTAAATCGAATGTCGCGATCAGCCAGAAACCTCTTGGCCTTCACGCAGAATGGGCAACCATCCTTAGTGTACATATTGATAATTCGCATACAGAACTCCTGTCCGAATGTTGAGACATTCAGAGTATTATGTTAATTGTTAATGAATTTTAGTTAGGCAGTCGGAACTGACGGCGCTGACATTTGTGACCAGCGACCCAATTCACGAATCAAGTCTTGAACCATCTCAGGAGAAGGAGCTTGATTGGAGTCAACGAGCTTTGAAGTTTGAGCTAGTTTTCTGACCAGCATTGCCCGCCATAGTGGACTGTCTTCATCGCCTTCTTCTTCTTCCTCATCGAGCATCTTATCGGGATCATCACATCCACAATCTTCATTGAAAGAATCGATGATAGCATGATCTTCGGCAATTGAACTTTCAATCATTTCTCTGTATGCCTCTACAGCATTTAGGTCTGACATTATTTCGTTATCCTTACACTTGTGAGAGACTTCAGATTCTTTAGATCACGACCGAAACGAGCAAGGTCTGCCTCGTCTCCCTCGACAACCAGCCGAACCTTTTTAGCTTTGTCGGTAGCTTTACTAGTAATACTTAGGCTATAAGAGCTTTCTGCGATAGATGCAAAATGGTTTTGTGCGGCCAGTGTCTTACCGTGATGGGCAGGTGCTAGTTCCAACATAAATGTCACTGATGGTAGGCTGAATGTGTCGAACTCAAGAGCATCAAGGCTAGATTCCTCCACCTCATGGGGATCGCTTGCAATAGGGGTTCCGGTCTTATCATATACTGCCGTACCTTGACCAGCTTCCCGGAGTTGCCCAGAAGCGGCCTTATGGAAATTGTTATTTGGATTTCGGACGGGCATTGTCTTGGTAGGATCATCCTCGTCTCGAATGAATGGGCAGGTGCCCATCTTGGTATATGCGTCCATTACGTCTTTCATTAATTATCTCCCTCGGACGACAATAGATCATTATGATCTTGCCATCTCTGATTTAGTCTTCGAATGCGTGCCATGTTACGGGCACACGTCTCATTATTATTGAAATATTCTGTAACCATTATTCGATTATAATCATCCTCGCCCGTCTCTGACTGAAGAATCATCGATAGAATCTCAGCAGGAACAACTGGCGGTAATGGACATGTCATATAGTCATCAGGGATGGTAGAGAATACCGTTTCAATCTTCACACGATCAATGTCAGGTCCACGATTGAATAATGATGCACACCCTGTGATAAAAATCGAGGCGATGCATACTAGTAGCACTTTATTCATTGTCAGATAACTCTTCTTGTAGGGTAGCGGCTCGCTGGTTGAGCAATGTCATAAACACTCTGGTCCTATTGGATAGGGAACCATCAGCCTCTGGGACTTGTCCGGTTCTAACCGTGTCTTGGAGAGCTGTTATGAACGTTGCTTGCTCAATAGCTTCTGATTGGGCCAATGCAAGTTCCTTTTGAATTTCACCATTAAGGTTTCGTTCAACAATCAACGACGCATTGGCAGCGTCCAATTCAGTTTGGAGTTGTGTTGCATTACATTCGTTAACAACACTGTCCCTTATAGCATCTCCGAACTGATTTGTCAAGAGTATAATCAGTCCCACTGCCATCACCCCGAGAGTGATTTGCCAGTTTTTTAATACCCAACCAATAATCGCGCCTAGAACCACCATGACGTATTAGTATTGCTCATCATCTTCAGGGTTCTTGGACGAGATTGCAACACCAAAATGGACAGTACCCTCGTCAGAACCAGTAGCAGCGTCAACATTGACCTGAGTCGAACCAAAGTTAGCAGCAAACCGATGTGGGTTCTTAATGATGTCTCCACCGCGAAGGGCACGCTTCAGCGCTCTAAGGCCTCTTAGTTGAAATGCATAAGGATCACGACCAACCGGGACTTTGACTTGATACTCGCCATCTGTCCACATCTCACCGTCAGGACTGCCAACCGATTGAGGGGACATTAGGATTTTACCACCAAGCTTGGTGATTGTCTTATCGACGATTGCATTAACCTTCTTCACTACACCGGGCTTGAAGAAATTCCTAACCTTACCTAGAAGACTAGCTTCGTTTGTTACATCAACCATATTAATCTTCCTGATCCATCTCAACAGCACCATCGGTTTTGTCCATAAAGTTCATGAATAGTCCCTTGTTGGTGAATACTTTGCGTTTGGTGTTGCCTGTTTGCTCATCAGGATATTGAACAATCCATCTTTGAACTGCTTCGTTCTGCATTAGACGAATCGCATCGATAACACTGTCTTCGATATCGCCCTGCCAGATGTTTCCTTCAACCTTCATAGGGTTCTTTGGAATGTGAGGGAACTTGGCATTTGCACCACGTAGGCCAGTGTTCACAACATCATCAGCATCTTTGATATGCTGATCTTTTTTAGGAACCTTCGGAGCTTTGACTTCCTCGATAGCGTTGCCAGACTTTACTGTGTCCTCGGCGTGGCGATAGACAACCTTTTTAGGGGCAGTCTTCTTGGCGATTTTGGATTTAGCTCGTAGCTTGAACTTACGGCGACCATGACGAAGCTTCTTACCAGAACCGGGTTTCTTGGCA